TACGCGAGAGTATGAAAAACTGGCGACTGGTGACTACTAACCCATTCTTTAAGAAGGTTTCTTCGTTGATCAGTATTTGTATTTCACTTGGTCTTTGTCAAGCTGCTTCATTTGAATGGCATTTAGGAGGTGTGAAAGCCTTTTGTATTCCAGCAATGGAAAAACATTATGGTGCTTTTGACCTTGTTGATGCCGCTATTGAAACGGTGTTATACTTTGTAGAAGCAGGTTATGCTTGCTTTACTACGAAGTCTGTTACACCGTTATTATATTCAGATATTGAAGCGAGAGAGTTTGACGAAGAATATGGCTTTATTGTGTCTAATATTGAACATGTTAAAACTGGTAATTTGCGCAAGTTTGTAAATATTGATGAGAACGAATTTGATCAGCGCTTAACAGCACTGATTCAGCGAGCTAGTGATTTCCATGCTACTGTTAAAGGTACGTGGGAAAAACGAGTGTTTTTCGATCGTTTATCTCAATTGCGTAAATTGAAGGCAAATTTTGATTCTATTCGTGTCCAAGGTGGCTTACGTATTGCTCCATTTACCATGAATATTTTTGGGAAATCAGGCGTTGGAAAATCGTCTGTTGGAGCAATATCCATGGTTATGTGTTTGTTGGCTAATGGTTTTTGTGCCAATGATGAAATGCTTGCCACGTTAAACGAATCGGATAAGTATATGTCCAATTACCGTTCTTTCATAAACGGTTTATTTATGGATGATATTGGAAACACAAAACCCGATTTCGTGGAAAAATCACCTACTAACAAGATTATTGAAATTTGTAACAATGTTCGTCAGTATGCAAATATGGCTGAAGCTGAGTTGAAAGGTAAAGTTTCTATTGAACCACGTGTAGTCGTTTTAACAACCAACGTAAAAGATCTATGCGCCCCAACATACTCCAATGAACCTGTTTCCATTGCACGACGTGCTCATTTGACAGTAACTGTGACTGTTAAACCAGAGTTTTGTACTCGTGGTTTAGCTGGATCTGTTGGTCAACAACTGGACTCTGCCAAAGTTTCCAAGTATTATACTAATGATGCTGGTGTTGTTGACATTCCTTTAGTTCCAGATTTATGGAACATTACTGTTGAGAGAGTAGTACCTGTTGCGTCAACTAAAGGAGCTCCTGATACTATTGCACATGAAATTATGACTGATGATGGTGAATTGCTTGAAAGTATAGACATTCACCGTTTCATCAAGTTTATGATAAAACAGTCGCGCAAGTATTTTGCTCACCAGGAAATATTGGTAAAGCAAACTAGTAATATTGCAGCGCGCGTTAAAATGTGCAAGTGTGGAACTCCTTTTGGTTATTGCGACTGTGCAGAACCAGAATGTGTGGAATGTGAACCACATTCTGGTTTTGTAGGTTTCATGTTTGGAGCTGCACTACGTAGTGTTGGTAATAAATTAACCCGATTTGTTAAAGACGCTATGGAACGTGAAGGCACTGTTATTGAACGAATGGCTACTAAGAATCTAGTGAAGGCCGCAGACAGATTGGAAAAGAGTTTGTGGTATTCCTGGACTAATGTCATTCCACGTCAGTTGTTGACACATCCTTATGGTAAACGCTTTGTTAATTATGCCATGCGTGATCACATTATGCAACGTATTAAGCGAGATGCTATTTGTACTGTAACGTTAGCAAGTATGTTTTTCATTGCCTCTTATCGAAACCCAGCATGGTTGTTACCAATGTTTGGTGTTTTTTATCGTGGAGGTGTAATGATTAGTACTGTTCGTGAACGTGTTCATTCTGAGATACTGGAACGTAACGATGCCATGCCTACTATCTTTAAACAAGTCCGTGATAATCATGGTAAGTATGTACTAGCGGCTTTAGGAGCTGCCGGTACAATATATACTTTGTTGAAGATTTGGCAGGGCTTTCGTAATGCGGCTAATAAGACGCATGGTAAATTAGATCCCGAGTCGCCTGATGATGTTGCTGAACGTGATTCTGAAGTTAATCCCTGGAAAAAAGTTGATGTATTAAACACACCAACTAGTGTGTTGCAAAAGACAACATCTGTGGACCATTTGTTACGCAAGGTTCATAAGAATCAAGTCTTTTTACGCATTGCTACAAAGGGTGGTTATCGTGTATCTGGAGGCATTTTTATAGCCTCCAATGTGCTTTTGATGCCATATCATATGTGGTTTGAAAATGCAGACACGAAGACTCCTATTCAGGGAGAACTGAAAGTTACATTGACACGTTCATCGGTTGAATTAACAGGATCTACCTTTGATGCTATAATTTCTTCCACTTCTATGGTGAGAATACCAGACACTGATTTTTGTGTTGTTTGGGTGCCTAGTGGTGGAGATTATGCTGATTTGGTGAAGTATTTACCTATTGAAGATGTACGTGGTGGCTTATGTTCGATGATTTTCCGTGATGGTAATGGTGGTACTGTTGAAGCTAGTGCAAATATACAACCAGGAATGGTTGGACATCGTGAAAGTTCTTTTAAAGGTGCCGCTTATAATTTGTCAATACCTACGTTTACTGGTTTGTGTATGGGTACATTTGTAACCCGTAGTAAGGCTTGTGTTATTGCCGGCTTCCATTTAGGTGGGAGAACTGGAACTCCGAGAGGTGTTTTAGGTACAGTAAATCAAACACAAGTACAAAATGCCATGGATGAATTGAAGGAGAAAAACTATGTTATGTTATCCTTGAATGAGGGTACGATGCCAACTACTTTATATGGCAAAGAGTTTTTTCTTGGAAATGAAGTCCATGGTAATAGTCCAGTGAATTATTTGGAAGGAAAATCTAATTTTCGCGTGTATGGATCCTGTACTGGTGGTGTGACAGCCTATTCCAGTGTAGAACCATCGCTGATTTCGGATACAGTCCATGAAGTTTGTAAAGTTCCCCAGAAATGGGGAAAACCGCAATTCCGACCGAATTGGAAACCATGGCGTGAGTCTTTGAAGCATGCTGTGTGTCCATCAGTTGGCATTGAAGGTATTTATTTACAATGGGCTGTTGGCGATTATATTCAACCTTTACGGAAGAAAATCATTGAACAGAAATGGATTCGAGATGAAATTCGTCCATTATCACGCATGGAGACCTTGTGTGGTATCGACGGACGTAGATTTATCGACCATATGGAGCCTTCTACTGCAGTCGGCTATCCGTTAGTAGGGCCTAAATCATCATTTATGGTTTACTTAGATCCTGCTGATTATCCCGATCATGCATGTCCTGCTGAGTTAGACAGCATGTTTTGGGATGAAGTCGATCGGCTGTATGCTTGTTGGTTGCGTGGTGAGCGTGGATATCCTGTTTTTAAAGGATGTTTAAAGGACGAACCTACTCCTTTAGATAAGGATAAAGTTCGTGTTTTTCAATCTGCTCCCATCGCTTTACAATTAGCAATTCGTCAGTATTTTTTGCCAATTGCACGTTTCTTGACGTTACACCCATTACTGTCGGAATGTGCTGTTGGCATTAACTCTCAAGGGCCAGAATGGAATGAACTTTCCACCTTTATAACAAAGTATGGAAAGGATCGCATTTTTGCTGGTGATTACAGTAAATATGATTTGCGCATGCCTGCGCAGATTATGTTTGCTGCATTTCGTATCTTAATTGATCTTGCTAAAGCATCAGGAAATTATTCTGATGATGATATTAAGATTATGCAAGGTATTGCCACTGAAGTGTGTTATCCATGTATGGCCTATAATGGAACCTTACTCCAACTTATTGGTTCCAATCCTTCCGGACAGAATTTGACGGTGTATATAAATTCTGTGGCAAATTCATTGTTGAACAGATGTGGTTTTTTCCATTTGTTAAAGACGAAGATGTCACCTGTTCCTTCTTTTCGCAGTGCTGTTGCACTGATGACATATGGAGATGATGTTAAAGGAAGTGTGAAGAAAGGTTTTGATGCCTTTAATCATATTACTTACGCTCATTTCTTGGCTGAAAGGGACATGAAGTTTACTATGCCGGATAAAACATCCGAACCCACTCCGTATATGCATGATAAAGATGCAGATTTTCTCAAAAGGAAGAATGTTTTTAATCCTGATGTGAAAATGTATTTTGGAGCTCTTGATGAAGATTCTATATTCAAGAGTTTACATGCAAATTTGCGTTCAAAAGCCTTGACTCGAGAAGAGTTAGCTGTTGAGGTGATTGATGGTGCAGTGCGTGAGTGGTTTGCTCATGGTCGTGAGATGTATGAATTCCGTCGTGAGCAAATGAAAATAATCGCTGCACGCCATAATTTGGTGTGCCGCGAACTTGATGTTCCTTATGATGAACGTCTGACTACTTGGAAAGACAAGTATATTCCTGATTCGAAATAGGTTACCGACACTTTCACACTGTGTTAGGCGTTTCGTTTCAGATGTATTTTTAGTGTACCTTATATATTTAGTGTGAACTGTATACATGTTTTGTGACGTGTGGCTTGAGTTGACCGCACGTCTGTACATAGAAGACTTACTGTAAATAATGAACAAAAATATAATCTAGGTGGAGTGCCCCCTGCCAAA